AGATACCTATTGAAGACTATCCTGCACATTCTGGTGGAGCAACATATAGTTGGATGAAACATGTCAAAGAACACAACGTAAGTATATACGCCATGTTTAACTTCCCAGGTATCATTGAGATAATACGTGGAACACCAAATGATGAGTTGGATTTACTGTTAGGAAACATAGCTGTTGGTTTAGCTTCATACAAAAACAGATACGATACATCTAGGGAAGCTAGAAGAATAGTCAAAGAAGGATTCACAAGAATCAAGAAAGTAGTGGATAAGAGCATATGAAAATTCTAGTATTTGGAGCAGGTAATTGGCAAAACGAAGGACAAGCTGATTTCTTTAAAACCACTTTTGAAGAATGGAGAAACAGAGTAAGATGTTTCTGTGGAGACCCCGAAATGTTTATTTCAGCAGGAACATATAGTGATCCAAAGTTCAATCCAATACCATCAATTCCTGTTATTCAAAATGGTATAACAACTACAAGACCATACTCTAGAGATTGGAATTATGGTAGAAATGGATTTATTACAGGATGCTGGCACTCATTACTAAACAAAGAGTTTGATGTGTTGGTACATGTACAATGTAGGACTCTTTTAGGAGAAGACCTTTTAACTAATCTTCACAGATTTATGGATAGTGATAAACAGATTATGGCACCAAAATATGTGTCAAAGACTAGAGGCATAGATAATAGTGTAGACATTGCTATGATGGCGATGAAGCCAGATGCTGTCCGTACATACACCTCGTTTGGTATTAGACCGTCTTTATCTCCATACGATCAAATGAATTCTGAAGAAGAGGCATTTGAGTTGTTTGGAAACGTATGGTATAATCCTTGGCCTAACGTAAGTAGTAATAGAAAACGGGAGTCTGGCATAGGTATAGATTCAGATGACGATCTTAGTAAAGAAGAGTTTATGAAGTTGCCTATGATCGCTGCACATAAACATGCCAGCGAAGAAGACATCAAGGATTGGTGCAAAGCACATCCTTGCAAAGTGAATGGAGGATTATTATGAAGTAAAACGATAGAAGGACTTGAAAGACAAGAGACAATATGGTAACATATAAATGTTAAACGATAAGAGAATAATAAGGAGAAAAGATTATGAGTAAGAAGTTTTCAGCTTCAATGTTTGACACACTAAAAGATGCAATGGCAGAACAGCGTTCTGGTGGTTCGTTCAAGGATATCTTGAAGACAAGTATTGGTAACAACTATCTTGTCCGTTTGGTTCCAAACGTAAAGGATATTTCCAAGACATCATACCACTACTTTAGCCATGGATGGAAGAGCCTAGCAACTGGCCAGTTTGTTAGTTGCATGTGCCCAACCACATTCGGTGAGCGTTGTCCTATTTGCGAAGAGCGTGTACGACTTTATCGCGGAGACGACGAAGACAAGGCAAACGCAAGGTTGCTTGGTCGTAAGGAACAGTGGTACATAAACGCATACGTAGTTGATGATCCTACTAACAAAGAGAATAACGACAAGGTTAAGATTGTTAGATACGGTAAGCAGCTTGATAAGGTAATTAAGGATGCTACTGAAGGTATCGACAAGGATGAGTTTGGTGCAAAGGTATTCGATCTTAGTGAAGATGGATGTAACCTTCGTATCACTGTAGAAAAGAATGATGGTGGTTACCCAACGTATGTATCATCTAAGTTCCTTCATGAGAGCGAAATTGACGGAATGGATGATTCAGCTATGGATAAGGTTTATGATAGCCTCTTCCAGTTGGATAGTATCATGGAAAAGAAATCCCCTGAAGAGGTAGGAGACATTCTTAGCACACACTTCTTTTGCGAAGTTACCAAAAAGGATGCTCAAGAATCCTCCCCTGCTGAAGGAAATGAAACAGAACTCTCAAGCTCTGGACAAGTTGTTGAAGAGGTAAAAGAGACTGTAAAAGAAACTGTAATTGATGCTGACCCAGAACCAGAGAACCTTGAAAGTTCTATGGAAGAGGATGCAGAGGTAAAAAATAAGCTCCAAGAGCTTATGAAAGACCTATAAGATACTAGATGTGGTGGCTAGGGGTTACATTCCCCTAGCCATCTTTTAGGAAGTAAAATGTCAAGAAAAGATGATATAGCTGCTGCTGAATTAGCAAGCGTAGTTGGTGGACATATGAAGTCTGTTGAGGGTAATATGACAGAAAAATCATCCACAGATGTTTCTGGAGCGGTTGACCCAAGAGAATTTTTGAATCAAGGTGGACCACGTCATAATAGACCAACAACTAACCAAGTACCAATGCCACCAGGAGCAGTAATAGAGCAACCAAAATCTAAGCCAGCAGGATCAGAGATTGTCGGTATTGAAGAAGTTAGAGTAGCAGATTTGATACCATCAATGGATGGTATGGATAAAGACATGCAAGAGGCTATAAAGAGACATAGTCAAGCACCCATACAACCAACACCTGCTCCTCGTCCATCTATACCAATCCATGCTGCACCTAATCCATCACCTGTCAGTGCAGCACCAAACGAATTAATACGTCTGTTGAATGAAATCAATGACAAACTTGATTTAATTTTGAAACGTGCTAAAATACAACCTAGATATAGAAAGAAGAAACAGTAATGAAATCTGATAAAGAAATCTGGAAAGAGTCTTTAGACAAGGAAGAAAATGTTGACTTGTTTAAGACTGAAGATGGCGGGGAACATTCCAAGCCATTACCTAAGAAAGAAATCTTTGCTTCTCCAAAGGAGAAGAAATTACTTGAGAGAGTAAAAGAACTAGAAAAACAAGTTGAAAAACTCATAAAGGAAATAAGAAACACCAATGTTAATACCACAGAATTGAAGAAGCAAGTGAAAATATTACGAAATAAGAAAACACCGCAACAGAAAGTAGAACAGAAAATACTACCGAGAATATAATGAACATAAAGATAGACAAAGACATTTTACTTAACAAGTTTATAACACCAATTTCTAAAGGTATCTCCAAATGTGTGTTGTATCAATATTTCCAGATAGCATTCAAAAGTTTGGTAACAACTAAAGAAGCCAATCCTGTATTGTATGCTAATGTAAAAACTCCTTGTGACATTGGAAACAAGGAGGAAGTAACACTTAATATTCCTGATGTCAATAAGATGACTAGAATGTTGAACTGCATCAATTCAGATACCATTGAATTGGAAGTTAATTCAAATAACATAGCATACAAAAGTCCAAACATGTCATTCAAATATCACATGCTTGAAGATGGTGTAATCCCAAAATCACCAGTTAATGTTGACAAAATTGAGGGACTAGAATTTGACTCTAATTTTGTTATTAGCGAAGATATTATAAGTGACATTGGGCGAGGAAGTTCATTTGCAACAGACTCAAATAAGCTATACTTCTATATGAAGGATAAGAAGGTTTATGCTGAATTGACTAATAAAGAAATAGCTAATACAGATAGTGTTTCATATTTCATAACCGATACATACAACGACTCTGAGATAAAGAAACCTATGTTAATCGATTTGGAGATATTCAAGATGTTTAACGGATTGAAGGCCAAAGCAGTAACTAAGGTAAACACAAAAACTAGAGTTATGATGTTTACGTTTAAAGATACTGACTACACACTACAATATATCGTTGCACCATTAAAGAGATAAAGGAGAGAATAATGGGAAACAAATTAACAACAATGGGATACTTCATGAAGAGGCTTAGGGACAGCGGTTATGTTGTTGATAGGCTATTTACTGGATATGGAATGGTAGACTCTCGTACATGGAGCGTGATTATCGATCCTGGATGTGCGTCTATTTTTGTGACGTGTTATCAGAACGATCCAGAGCTTGGAAACATATACTTTGAAATGTATGATGGCGGCAAGTTCATTCCAGGTAGGCTTAAGTTAGAAACTAGTTCTATAGAAACATTCATAGGTTTGTTAGTAGAGTTTGGTATTAACAACAAATCAAAGGGATATTATAACCGAAACAATAAGAGAAATACACATAAATAAGTCTTGACTATGATGCTATTGCGATAAATAATTATATCATGAGGGCACCATACAACAAACCTACTGAGAAAACTAAGAAGCGTCTAGCTTCTAAAACTCTATCAAAAGCATCAGAGCTTGGACCACTAGAAATAGATATCAACACCCTAGTTGAAAAGATGCTTGGTTCTAAAAATATACAAGAAGAAATTCTTAGGACTGCCACAAAACGGTTACAAACAAAAGACGAAATAGATAACCTAAAGGCAATTCTTTCAGAGTACCTAGATTCATTCATATTATTGGGTTATGGTGTTGAAGGCAACAGAGTAATCATCAAACACACAAAAACAAGTAAGGACGAGGACTCTATCATAGAGATGTTTCGTTTTGTATTTATGCGTATGGTACAAGGTGAATAAATTAAGGTGAATAGATGATACTGTAATTAGTGATCTCACCACTCTTCCATATTTTATTAACCTTCATATTAACGAAACTATCTGTCTTTACATTCCACCATACTATTATTTGAAGCCCACCAGGACGGAATGTGCCACGTAAACATTTTGATATTTATCCCACCAAATCCTAAAATACCTACGTTGATTTGTTTCCACTTTAGGATCATTAACGTTAAACCTATAATCAAATACAGAAACATCAGGGTTTCCAGTATCATGCCGTATACCATTAACAAAACCAGCACCGCTTTCTACACATGTTGGAAAACGACGAGCAGCTATATCTTCTGGGCTTCTTTCGTCTGGATATAGTCTTCTGGCTTCTTTATCGGCATATAACCAAGCACCACTTCCTTGTCCCTGTGGTCCAGCGGGTTCTGGTCCCTGTTGTTGATTTGATCCAGCTAATCCAACGTTTGAATTTATTCCACCACCAGTACCACAAGTTTCTGTTCCTCCACTACCACCAAACCAATTCATTCCACTACAAAGTTTATCACCATCATCTATACCGCACCTACCTGTAGTATATTTATATGAACCAGGTAAACCCACTGCTAAACACTGATCAATTGGATAGGTTGTTACAGGTAAAGGAGGAACATCATTAGGATTAGTAGCATTATCTGGATATAGTGTACCACTTCTTAGATTTCCAACAAAAGGATCTGGCTCAACCCTAAATCTACCAGTATCTGGGTCTATATAACCACAAAACCCTTCTGGTACATCCAGACGTTCAACACTTCCCTTTATGATTCCTTCGTTGTACTGATTTAATGCGTTTTGAAAAATTGTACCATCTACATCTATAGTACCATTTTTATTAATTTGATCATTGGCCAAAGAAATATAATCAGTTTGATCAACTTCAGTTATTCTATTAACGAATGTGGCGTTAGTCATTATTCACCTTCTTGGGTTCTCATGGAATCTCTAACACTTTCCTTAGATGGTAGTAAGTTTTTCCATGCCACATGTTCATAAGGATGCTTGTGAGAAGTTATCTGATGTGTATGGTAAGATACACCAGGCTCTAAAGGTGCACCAGTTGTTACATATAATTGTTCTTCTGTAAAACTATATTCTATTGGTCCAGTAATATGTTGAACACCTAATTCACCTTCAACAAATAAACCACCACCAACGATTGCGTTTCTAGTAACATGCAACTGACCATCAATAACCACAGGTTGGTGTTCAATAGGAATCAGAGAAATTTTTCTAGCACGAATATTAAATCTTTCACCACCATCAATAAGAACTTCGTTTTGTGATGAAATGTTAACCTGTTCACCAATAAGATTTACTATGGTTCCATACATATCCATAGGACCAAATGTTTTTATATTTATTCCCTTAGCACCCACAAGAAGTTTGTATTTATTTCCACAGGTAAGATTATAATCACCTCCTGGAACATCATCAACATCTACATATTCTACGTGAGGAGAAGTTTTGAATGTTGCATATACTCCTTCTAAGGCTACATTAACACCATCAATTCTAAGTTTGCCTATTGGGTCTACCCTGAATGATTTCATATCATTAATTACTAGACCAATATTTTCTACTTTGTTTTTTGACACACTTATAATTTCATCACCTTCACCAAGTTCCCTTTGCAATTCCATTAACTCTTCTGTTCTGGATAATATCAATTGCTCCATTGCTCCACCAGGTTGTTTGTGTGGTTCAGGTAACCAATGACCATCTTGTGTAGAAGGACTAAATCCTCTGTTATTGTCATCACTATTACCTGGATTACATACGGCACAAGGAGAACCAAGCCAATAACCAACCTCACCAACCCAATCAGAAAATCTATTTGAAGAGGCTATTAAGGATTCTTGAGTTGGTGGAGATGTTCCCCAAGTAGGCGTAACAATATTCCATGTTCCAGGCTCATATGGGTTACCTCCACAAACAGGACACGATGCAAATCCAGAACCTTCATTCACATCATTATTTTGCTCCCTTAATTGATATTTTGATACCTCATTAGGGTCTTCTCCTCTAATTGCTCTTCTAGCATCAAATAATCTTTTATACTCATGGATTTCCTTTAGAATCTTTAATATTTTTTCGGCAGTTTGGTACTTTTTAAGACCAATAGTTTTATATCTATCTTTAGTGATAATAACATCTTGATTCTTACCAACATATATACTTTGATTCTTTTGTACAGTATAGAATTGATCCCCCAAAACCATCTTCTGATCGTTATTAGTAGCTAGTTCTATGTTTGCGTAGTTGGTAAACTCTTTAAATGATCCAGAGAAATGTGTCATCTTCAAAATTTCTCTATTATCGGTATCTACAAGTTCTATACTATGCTTGTTACTATTGAAAACAGTTTTTGCTCTAAAGGTTTTGTTATCGATATCTATATCTGCTTTGTCTGACTTGGTTCTATTTTCATATGCGCCAGGATAATCTACAGAAGTAAAGTCTTCTTGAGGCTCTTGGTCCATGCTATAGATTCGTTTCCAATCTTCTTGTCCATGTGAGGCAGCAAAATAGACAGGAAGGTTTGGATTACCATCAGCAAAGAATACCCATACGTGTGATCCTACATTAGGTATAGTGAATAATCCTCTAGCCAAATTGGAATAGTTAGATGGTGTATATTGATACGCATATTCATTAACAAATTTGTTATTATTCTCACCAGTTTTAGTAAATGCATCTGGATAAACATCTGCACCACTAACAAATCTTTGTAGCGATCTATTACCTTCCTCTTGGACATCGTTTTCCCAATAGTTGGTATCTGATGTAGTTCCCTTTTCAGTATACGCATTATAGCGACCAGATGCATTACCACCAAATAAAGGTGAAGCACATTCTGCCCATGGTAGAACATCCTTAAGTGGATCAATGATATTTATGAGATCAGGATTTGTTACCTTATCTGGAAACTTAAACGTCTTATCTACTTTGTCCTTATGCCAATTATCATACATGGTGACAGAAACATGAGGAACGTAAACTTTTATTCGTCCACGTCTTTCTGGATCAGAATTTTGTAAGGCATATTCCAACGTAATTTCCTATAGTATTGTTTATTTCATTAGTTACACCCTACTTGGTATTATAGAAGTCTCATCTATAACGGTTGCAATAACTCCAGATTTATCACCCTTAAGATTAACTAATACTTCATTTCCCTCTAGAGTAATTTTTATATCTTTTTGTATTGATTCTTCAATAGTATTTACTGGATATAACCAGTTTATCAACCTTTCTGAACCTCCCATAAACTTAATTAATGACTCTAATAACAAATCTTTTATTGCATCGATAGTAATCAACTTAAATGTATAATCACCAGCAATATGAAAGTCATTAGAATAAAGAACCTTTTCCCAAATAATTTTTATCTTGGTCTCTAAGTGCGTCCTCTATGGTTTGTCCTTTTGATCTTTCATAGAAATATTCGGTGGAAATGTTATTGTTCATAGCTATATTAAGTTCGTGATAAGCACTAGTAACCTGATTATAAGTTGTATTATCTAGCTTCTCTTTAAGAGTTCCTCTAATTGGAGTTGGCTTGTTAGTAATCCAATCTTGAAGTGCTAGTGTTTGAGTATCTTGTGTATGCAAAAGATATGTTGACCCAATTTCTTCTGATACAGGTTTGAAATAAAGTAAGTCCTTTGTTCTTTCATCAACTATTGGACTAGTTTTTATGACTTTGTGAATCCATATTCTAATGAGTTCTGGATCGTCTAAAGTTCCCAGTCGATTATTGATAATTTCAATAACCTTGACTAACTCATCTATCGAGTTGAGTTTTACCTTGGCACCAGTAAATTTTAGATAGAGTTCTGTGTCCGTATTGGTCCCAGCTTCTATCCTATTATCTACAAGTGCAGATACATCAAAATTTAGAGTTGAATCTACCATTAATCAATATCCTCATTAATTCCTATATCACTATAAGAGTGAACCTTAACTGCTTGAATATCATTTACGTATCTGTTATGATTCCATATATGTTTAACGTTTGTTACCAACCACTGCCCACAAATCTTGTTATCAAACTTTAACTTTTCGTCAGAGGTAAACCTATCAATTCCAATAAACTTACCTATGGTTCTGTGAGGAGAACCTATAACTCTGAACTTAATAAACTCATTTAACATAAGACCAGCCAAGAGAATCTTTCCACGCCCGTTAATCAATCTACTTTGTTTACTTTCAAAGTTAGCAGTTCGTGCAAATGAAAATTCTGGATCAATATTTATCTGATTCTTTTTAGTGTTATTAAGAGTAAATATTGGAGAAGCCTTTTGTACGGGTAGAAGTTTGTCGGTATATATGCGCTTAAACTCACCCTTAACATTCTCAATCTCGTTTTGTTCGTAGTCCATATCAAATTGACCAGCACCAAAGCAATAAGAATAAACAGGTTTACTTACCAATGCCTTAGTGTTGTCTATCCCAGACATGTCAGTGAATTCATATGTGGTTATTTTGTTCCATTCTCCCATTTTAATGTCTACTTCAAATTCTAGGTCTTGAGTCTCTTTGTAGGGTGCCCTAAATGGTGTAGTTTTACCCTTATCAGATTCTATATCCTCAAAAAAGAAGTGTTCCAATTGCCATTCTCCTGGCTCTTCTGGACTACTACCAGCATTATCAAAGAACTTATGTATTGGTATCAACTGCCATTTCTTTTCAACTCTATTGTTATATTTAAATATAACCATATCATCTTCAGATTCACTTAAATGTGAACTTATGAGTTCCTCTAGATCATCTTCTATACTGTTTTGTGCGGGAGAAGTATACATAAGATTTGTTGTACCTACGTCCCAATTATCTGTATCAATAGATTCTTCGTATCCAGCAGCATCTGGACTAGTAAGCAAATTAGATATAGCATCACCAGTAAGCATACCACGTTCGCTATCAGAAACACTAGTGGCGTTAATCAATTCCTTCTGTGCCGTTACTGTACTCCAGTATATTTTTTTATCTCTCATCATTTGATATCGCTTATCCCAGAAATATACTTTCTTCAATTTAGAAGCTATGTTGGTACTAGGAATATCTTCAGTATCATAGATAATAAAATCTAGTTTCATTTNCCATGTATTTTCAGGGAAGTCATCTTTCATTGGATCATCTGAAACAACTTTTACTTCAATAGTTAATTCATCACGAGCATCCATACGATAGAACCAAGCATTAGGATCGATATTTCTCTCTATGCCCTCATATCTGTTGTTGTATGTAAGATATCCTTTATAAGGCCAGTTCATAAGATTCTCTTCAATTACCAATTCAAGAACATGTTCTGTTGGTAGTTGGTATTCTTTTTCGCTGCTGTGATTGTTAAACTTAATTTTTATGTTGAACAACTGACTATTACTGATTTTTTCAGTAGTTTGATCACTATCAACATTCTGTTGCTTATTAACATTAGGTTCAGCCATTTTATATCTCCTTAATCTTGTTTAAAATACTACGTACTGTAGTGACACGTAATATTTTTATGATCGTACCAGGAGTTGGGCTTTCTGTTGGATTGACTATTTGGTTCATAGAACATATTAACCACCATAATCTTACATCCTTATAAAATTTGTAAGATATCAATGGCCATGTATCTTTGGGTTTAGTCTTATAGTTTTCGTAAAGGTCTGCACTAACATCTTCAGGAAAATTAACAGTTTTTAGTATGTTATAGAAATATTGACCGTTATCTCTCTTAAAGATATAGAAAAGATTCTCTAAGTTTTGTGCACTTAGCTTTTTGATAACTACATCATTTATTTCATTTTGTTTTTTAGTTGTCATAATTATAATCCAAGTTTTTTTGATACCGTTTTAAACGGAACCTTTAGAGTTTTTATTGCCTCTTCTTCTACAGCTTCTATAGAACTATCTACATTAGCAAACACTTTGCTGTTATCACTTAATGCACCATCCCAAACTTGTCTAGATTCAACTAGAAGTTCTTCTACTGTTATGGTTATTTGATACGCATCTGGTATATTATATTTTTCATCTTTATTGGCCAATGAAGCAAAATCGATAACACTACTACCCTCTATTCCTATTGTTCTTGGATCAACATAGTTAAGCTGTCCAATATTTTGAACCGTTATGGTTTTCATTATACCGACTGTTGCCCCGCGCATACCAGGGATGCTAATGTGACATATTGCTGGTGGTCTTTGTGCTATTAAATTTACCTTATCCATCAAATTATTGTTGATTAGTGCTTTTAACAAACTTAAATTTTTAGGAATATCAACCCTTGGATCGACTGTATTAAATAGATGAAACGTAAATGTATATGTAGCACGTTCAGAACCTTCAAAGGATTTTAGCTGATTCTATACCAGCAGATGGATATACAGCCCTGGCTGCTTTAGTTGCAATTTCTAAAGCACTTTGTAACACTGGTGATAAAACACCTTTATTCTCTCCCCATGCATTATTAATTGCATGATGATAATCCGAGAAGAATGGAAATACATATTTATTACCCATATTGTCTGGGTTTTTAAGGTCTACTGAATACAATGCAGCATATGGGTCTTTTACATCACCAGTCAATGCTGCAATACCTTCTTTATCTATTATAGTTGCCCAATGTCTTATTGCCTGTTCTATTCCAGCCAACCCTTGTTGATATTCATCTATAAAGATGCGAGGGGTTTCTTTATTAGCTAACTTTGTTTTAGATACAGACCACCTATAATCTTCAACTACATTTACCATTTGATTTGATCTATTTATTAATATGAAATCCTTTGAAGCCATTATGCTACTCCTCTCAATATCTCCCATACCTTCATCTTATGATTATATGCTTCATCATAAGCTAGTGATCTACCAGAAGTTATAGAAGAGTCTATAGGTGGTAATGGGAGAGATTCTCTTTTGTCTGATCCTCCACTTGCAGCAATTCTGATATTTACATCTAAGAGATCATCAAATTTTCCGTTGATAGAATCCATAACTTTATATAATTTATGCATTTGATTATCAAGATTCTTGTTCTCAACTTTAATTTTATCCTTTACTCCGATTATTGTATCATCCTCAGAAAATCTTTGTGGTGGTTGACCAGGTCTAGAAATGAAATCGTTTAGTTTTATATTAGAAAGTGATTTATGTTCATCCATTAACTCTAAAAGCAAATTTTGTTTTGATGCTATAGCTCGGCTATCAGCACCTTCCATTTGCATAATTTTAATTCTTTTTTCTGCGTCTTTTATTTGTAATTCTTTGTCCCTAACAACAGAAGCAGCTTCAGCCCTTAATCTTCTTATTTCCTTTTCTCGACTTCTACCAAGTCCAAATTTAGAATCCCCCTCTTTAATTTTTGCTCTATGCTCTGCTATTTTCTCATTAATTTTCGTTATTTTTGCTTCTTCACCAATATTTAATCCAAGTTTGTTAAGGGCCGCTACGATCTTTCTTTTAGTTTCTTTAATAAATTCTTTTACATAATTAGGCAAATCTTGCGTGAAAAATGTGGTAAGTGCTACACCCCAATTATCAATACGTTCCATACTGAAAAACTTCTTTACTGGGTCGTATATTTTATCCTTAAACCATTCACCTATAATTTTTATCGAAGATTTAAAGAGTTCCCAATTTTCACCAAATCTTTTATATAATATATTGTCAATCCATATTTGTACATCTTTTGAAGTATCCTTAATCCATGAAAAGAAGTCTACAAAGGTTTGTTTGAAGTTTGTCCACTCGTCACCAAAGTTTTTTTCAAGGGTGGTATCTACCCAAGTTATTATTTTATCAGCCTTTTCAGCTAACCATTTCCATGGAGCAGAAAGTGCAGTTTTAATCATTGCCCATCGCTCTTCCATATTAGCTTCAAAAAACTTTTTGGCTTCCCCTTTAAAGATTTCTAATTTTTCTCCTAACCATGCACCAACAGCATCGAAAGCCCTAGACATTCTCTCGCCACCTATCCAACCTAAGATTGCTCCAACAGCAGCACCAAGTAAACCACCAACTAATGTACCAACAACTGGAACTATTGAACCAATACCAGCACCAATAAGTGCCCACTTACCCATATTTTTTATAGAACCCTTAAGCCCCTTATCAGAACCCGCAATCGCGGCACTCAAGGCTCCACTAACCTTTGATGTTCCCCATATATCGGAGTTTATCCACCCCTGAAGTGCGTCAACTGCCATCCATATAATACCACCAATTAATGCCACTATAGGACCAGCCTTTGCCAACCATTTTGGTGCTCCCTTTATTAGGAACATGGGAGATAAGACCGCCATTAATTTATTCATATTTGTTGCCAAGACGCCAGCACCGCCCAGCAAAGCACCTTTCAGGAAATTTGATATCATTCCAGGTTTTTCTGCTTCAGCAACTCTTGTACTTATTGCCACATTATCTAATCCAGACATTGCCTTAGCCAAATTATCTAACACATCCTTATCTATAGATTCTATCGTGACAGGTGTAGATTTACCTTCTACAAAAGCTTCTCTTCCCCTTTTACCACCTTCCATATCACCCAATGCATTCACATTTGGTATAATATTCGTCTTTGTAGGAATATTTGACTTGATAGATTTTGCAATATCAGTTTGCAACTTTGACAGTTTATGTGCTGACTCTGCATTCCTTTTCGGATCAACTCCAAATATATCTCCTAATGTAACACCCTCTCTTAAGTGTTTCCAGTTAGAAGCCTTAGCAATTTCATGAGTCCATTTTGCTATCTTTAGTTGATCTTTCTTGAATGAGTCCCTTTCGGCTTTGGAAAGGTCCGATCCAAGAATAGAGGAAGGAGAAATGGGTTCCTTGCTAAATTTCATAGAACCAATACCAGCACTTATCTTCTTTGTAGCAGCATCTAAAGTAGAAGAAATCTTATTTTTCATATCGTTTCCGAATGCAGAATCTGAATTCAGAATTTCTAAAAGAAGTTCGTTCATATCTAAAGTTGTAACATCTGTTGCCATTATTCTCCTACGGGACCACCTATGGTCAATCCCTTATCTTTATTCTTCTTGTTTTCGATTTCCTTTTGTTCCCTTAAGTAATATTGTAAGTACATACCACGTTCTGCTGGTGACAAACGTTCAACATACTCTGCTGAAAACCCAAGCTTAGATGTGATATTATATATATCCATCAAAACATTATGTAAATTTTCCCTAAAGATGAACTTTAGGAAGAAGTAAAAAAACCACCATCAATGGCAAATGTTTCCTCCTTTATTTCTGGCTCTTCATCTGTACCAACATTTACTTTAATCAAAGTAACCTTATCCATCTCAGATTTAACATTGTCTATATACTTAATTACATCCTCTACTACTCTCTTAGGTATCCTACCTATAAGTGCAATCCTATTAGTAAAAGACAAGTCATCCATAGTTATTTTAGTTGATTTTGTCATCATCTTTAATAGAAATCATATGAATATACTTAGCAATTTCTCCCATGAAGACATCACCAACATTTTTTCTCAAATCCTTATATGTATTAATATCAGAACCTTCACTCTCGTTTCTCATTTCATCCTCTAACTTGTATTCTTCTAGGATAGTAGGTACACCACAAGAGATTGTGTATATTCCATTATCACCAGAGAATTCTTTAGATTGAGGAACTTTGATATTGTCCTTAAGTTCTTTCAAAAGGTTCTCTAAGCTAACAGCACGTTTTAGGGTTTGTTTATCTGTTCCCTCCCCAACTGGTATCTGCATTTCTAGAGTATCGCCAACGGATACTGATCTCATCTTCATAGCGATCATCAGCTTGTCTATGATCGTCAACTCATTTACATCTATGGTTGTATCTACACAGTTCTCTTCAATGATCTTCTTCATGGTAAAGATAAACTCTGTGTTGTATACGGGTGAGTCAATGATAGACTTGATAAGTCTCTTCTGTTGGGAGGTATTGATTTCCCTAAACATAACATTTCTGTTCAATGATGGAATCCAAACTTCGTATGAAAAAACCTCATTTACTCTGTCCATCAAACTCAATACACTTTCCATGTTACCCATTTCTGATTTAACGCTTTCTTCTGTCATTAGTTATCTCCTCTTTCTATTTTGTCTGCTTTCTTTATCGTCACTATTTGTAGTGGAATGTTGTTACTAACATTACCCGTTTTCTCTACTACGACTTGTTGACTAGGAATACTAATTCCTCTTGGAGTGTCCAATGTATTACCAACAGTTCTCCCTGCTACCTTCTTTTGATTTTCATCACCATCACCAGGGAAGAATAATGGTGTGTCTGCAAGGTCTTTAGCATTAGTTTTAGAGTTGCCGCCAGTAGGAACGCTACCAGATTTTACGTTCTCTGGTGCATCTCTTTTTATGTGATCATCGTCATCTCCGTTTGGTCCAACAGGAGGCTTGTATACATGACCAACTTGGCTAGTTCCTCTACCATGTTCTGGAACATCAGAGACAACCTGTTGTGGTTCTCTTGCATTGTTAAGAAGCTCTTCTCCTTGGTTCCTTAGTCTGGTTATGACATCATCAGATTTTATAACAACGTTAGAATTTCCATCGAGAATATCAAGACCGATATTAACTGCCCTATCAATGATATCATCTGGTGGTGTTTCTACTATCTGTCCTGTAGGATGAGAATCTGGAGTTGTTCTATCATTGCCACTTATTCTCACTCGTTGGTTTCCACCATGACTTTCCAATCCTCCCTTCTCAATCTCAACTGGTTGGTTAGTCTGTGTGCTCGCAGTGTTGCCAACAATGCTAGCAACAGTATTTGCAGTTGAAGAGAATGGCTCTGCATTTAGAATGTAGTAGTTGTATGCGAACTCAACTTGTCTGCTAACAACATTGTCACCACCGTAATTCCATTCTTCTGAACTTATGTTCACTGGACATGCATCATGAAATGTCCAAATGGCTCTTGGTAATAGAGCAGAGCCAGGACCAGTCTTAGCCAACTGCATCACAGTTATTGTTGTCTTGATGGTAGGCTCTTTTAGTGATCTATGACTTGCATAAACGGTCCATGGTCTTAGGTTGTAATCTGTAAATGACATATTGGTGTCTAAGAACGATATGGTGAGGTTTTCCATGTCCATTCTGCCACTAGAGATGTTTCCCTTAATAGCTCCTGACCCTTCTGGTCCAAGCTTAGAAACATTCATACCATCTCCAGGTATAGTCACAGAATTGGCGAATAAAGCCCCAGAAATGCCCTGTGCGCTGTTTATAGCCGCCCCAGGTGCAACAGTCAGGTATCCAAATCCATTCTCATACAATCCAGCTTGGACAGCCCTATTAAGGTCTATGGGGTTGGTAAAGAAAGCTACCCATAAAGATTGAACAGGAACGGAGTTGGCAGAACTCAGAATTATGTTGTAAAACCACTCGTAATAAGGTATCATATTATCCTCGTAACTATTTAATAGGGAAGTACGGAAAAACCACAAATAAAAAGACCCCTATTTTCATAATAGGGGCCTTCATATCTCCTTTTTTGTATATTACTCGCTTAAACGCCAGTATTGGTAAGCTACAGTGACAGGAAATGTTCTTGGTTCTCCAGTTCCTTCAATATTGTAATCTATTGGGCCTAAGCTCACAGGATAAACACCAATGAAGTTATACCTTCTAATAGGGGCAAGGTCTTTGCCCAAAAGGTCCATAGAAGCTTGCTCGGTTGGAACACCATACTTTCCTGTACTGGATTCATCGTCAAAAATTTCCTTGATCCAATTCTCAACCTTGTTTCTGATGTTTAAACCTTCATCACATCTGAAAGTAAGTTCCCACGCATCTGATCCTGTATACTTAACAGAACCAGGAACGTTGAAATCAAGTCCCATAAATGGAACTGGTTGGTTGGTAATAGACTTTCCAGGTAAGGTCGTTGTAGTAACGTAAAGAAGATCACTAGCCACAAACGGGCCAAGTGTTCTTACCCTAAATTGGAAATCCCTTGCAAATTCTTGAGCCTGTGCAGCAGCATAGAAATCTTGAATACTCATATTATCTCCTTTATAGAATCTATTCTTGTAATTATTTAGTCATATAGCTTATAAAAAACGTAATTTCCGCAATCCCAAATTCTATTGTATCCATTATTTTTCATATTTTCCCATTCTGATACGTTTTTATCAAATATATCTAATTTATTCTTTAGTTTATGCTTTTGAAACGAAACTCTAGATAATAAATTTATAGAACTTTTAAAATACCANTAATNGGGCTTGGATTCATGACTAAATACAAACCCAAGCTTTTCATAAAAGGCATTATTACTAGAATATCTTCTATCTGCATATGTTATAAGCTTTGTAGGTTTATACTTATTTTCAAAATATTTCAATAATTTTGATGCTCCACCTACAACATTAGTGTTTAATTTAGTAGATAGTCTTATAATTTCATATTCTGGTTTGTGTTTAGTTATTTTACGTTTACCAATAGTCATCACACAAACAAGCTCATCTTTATGAAACAATCCAAATTTATATTTAGATTTCCCACTCCCTTGCAAATGATTAGTATTTAAAAACATCTTTTTAGTAACATTATCTATTTCTTTGACCACAGTGTTTCTGGCATAAATTCTATTAGTGTTTAAATTTAATTTTGTAAGTATAATAGATTTAATTATTTTGGGCTTAGATATCCACTCATTTTCAAATATATGTATAAGTCGTATACCCTGTTTTTCACAAGCCTTTGTCTTATCAATATGATAATTTCGCTTTTTTCCCCTTAACTCTGAATGCCAATAAATACCATCAAGTTCTATAGCTAATTTTTGATCTGGTAAATACAAATCTAACTCTTTACCATCCAATATAATTCTGTCGTTTTCTATAATGTTTTTTGTTATTGTGTTTGTGATAAAATCTTTGACATCCTTTTGAAATTTAGAAGAATGACAACTGCTACAATATACACTCTGCCATCTACCATTATTCAATTTATAATTAAATTCGTTATTACAAATATTACATTTTAATTTAAAATCTCCAGAATTTAACCCACCCTTTGGTTTTGTTATAATAGAAATATTTTGCCTTTCAATTTCTGGAATTATCTCATTTAAATGCGATTCTACTCTACATTGTTGTGCATAACCACTATTACCACATTTAAAAGAACTAAGTTTTTTGATATCCTTTAATAAAACTTATGTATTTAGATGAGGCTCCACATTCAATACATTTTGGTATTTCATTAATATCATTGTATAATACATAAAATCGTTCGCTCCAATCATTACTTTCAGTTGACACAACATTCCTTGTATAATATAAAACTGAACACAACATATCGGTATCGGTTAAATCGTATACAAATTTGCCAATCTTACCATACTCAGAATCTTTAATCCGTTTTGTTATATATGATAACACATCGTCTTTGGATTTTAATTCGTATCTATTGTTTTTAAAACAATCAAATAATGTCTTTTTAGAGTTTATATTATTTTTACGTTTTGTTTCTGAGCAAGACAACCACTTATTATTTTTCCTAATACAAGTATTTTTATTACATGTTTTAGAATATCCGTGTTTGAACATTTTAAACGTTAGTTTATCTCCGCAAGTAGGACATTTCGGATTGTCTTTTATATCATTTAATATACAATATATTTGCTCTCCAATGTTATTGGTAAATGTTATTTTATTTTGTATTTCTTTATATAAATCGCTTTCTTTAAACCAACCTCTTCTTAGTATTGCAGAGTTTAGTTTATTGGTTTTAGTTAGTAATTCTTCAGTTATTTTTGCTTTGATATGATTCACTTATAGTCTCTCCTTATAGAAATAATTATCCCTAAAGGATAAAAAACAAGGGGTAAAGTAAAATTTATCCCTTGTTTTTATTTATGTTATATTAATTCTGTGAAGTCTTGGTCTGTTCGAGTAGTATAGAAATTTATCAAAATAAATTCAGCAGTACGAACAGGCTTAAGATAAATATCCACCACAAGTTCATTTTCATCAGTAACTTGTGGAGTATTATTTCTTTCATCACAAACTATTAGATAGTCATATACACCTTCGTTATTCTTTGGAATCTCGAAGATAGGCGAAAGAATGTTTACAACACGAGTTCTTGTGAATACAGTGTTAGGTTCAAACACGAAGTATCTCATGACAGCATTCGTTGCCTTCTCAAGTACCAAGAACAACCTACGTACATTAATTCTATCAAATGCGCTAGGCTTCTTCTGCAAGGTCTTCTGACCCCAAACACTGTATCCATCTCCAGGGAAATAAACCACTGGGTTGACAGAAATCCTGTAAATAAGATCACGCTGTTTCTGCGTAGGGTTGATAGCGATATCAGAAAGGTCTGTTACGATACCGTTGTTCAATCCAGCAGGAGCATACCAAGGTTGCAGTGCTGAATCCATCTTAGCCATGATGTTAGCTTCATAACCAGAGAATGGAATCCATGTATGTGCTCCAAGATTATCGTCATAAACTTTAACCCAGTTAGCATACGTACATGCGTAGTTGGAATTTGAAGCACCAAACAGATTCTTCAAAGGCCAGTAAACATGGGAACTGAAGTTCTTTTTAGAGTCTTCAAGAACCTTAAGATCATCCTGTACAAAGATGTGCTTAAGTGCATCGGAGATGAACAAGCAATCCTTACGTGTTTCTGAACAGAACTGAGCAAGGCGGTTATAAATAACAGACCAATCATTCTGGACAGATGAGGAATAACCATTTGTCTGATCTGCAAGGTAAGTTGACTCACCATTGGCAGCTTCAAACACACCAGACAGATAAGTTGTGTCAGTGTAGTTCTCAGCATCATTATCATTTGCCTGTGCCTGTGCAACAGCAGTCCAAATTGTGCTCAATCCACCATCACAAACTATGTCAATAGGAATTTGATCCTTGTTTTCAGCAAGTCTAAGTGACCTTGAAAGCTTAGTAGGCATATTGCCAATATACTTTTCAGTGTCAGCACTTGCATCAACCTGTGGTCCAATTGCGTAAAGCTTCCTAAGTCCACCTGCACGGACTTGCTTACGAACACCACCAGGTGTCCAGCTTGTCTGTGTTCCTAGATTAGGATTGACCTTTACCTGCATGAACATAGAATCATCATTTATAAGGTTACCAATGAAGTATGATTCAGCCTGTCCATTAGGAGTGTACATACGAGTAGCATCCATTGAACCAACAAATGATTCATCTCTTACACGTCCACCAAGAAGTGCTACACCGTCCTGAGTAGATGTAGTACTTTGGCCAAATCTGAAAAGACTTACAATAATAGTATCATCATTATCTGAAGTATCAATTGGAGTCGAAGGAATTGTCTCCAAATCTTCAGATATGGAATCATTAACATCGGTTCCAGTAAGTGCTGTCTCAATCATTGTTGTCGGAACTGAATTCCAATCATCAACAGTTGAATTTGCGTTGTAATCAATAGCGGTAATAGCATCATATGTGGTATCATTCAAACCTGTGTTGTCATGAACACCAAGGTAGTAACCAGCATAATTATTATTTACTGTTGTCTTGATCTGGTTGATAACAATCAAACCAGCATTACCAATGTCATCATACGTAGCTGCACTAAGCTGAGTGACAGTAGGATCATTAGGTGTATCTGTCCAAGAAATCTGGCCAGACTCCCATGCAAGGTATTCAGATTCTGACAATACGATCTGTACAGGATCACCAATTTCATAAGCACTACCCTGTGAGTATGTTGAGGAACTACTTACGGCACCACTTGTCATAGCTGTTATGGTTATTGGATATAGCACTGCGCTGTATTCTGTTGAATAACCAACACCACCACTAAGACCGTAAGGCAATCTATTTGTAAGAAGATTTGCAGGTGACTGCAAAACTTGCTTTGCCGTGTGGTACATATACCTCTCAGCAGCATTGGTTGGTGTACCATAAACTTGTTCAAATTCTTTGAGACTTGTTACATTGATCAATTCATCCGTTGGTCCAATATCAGTATAACCTTGTACAAATACGTTAGTTCCAACTGGCAAACCTGCTCTTAGAGTAAGATCAATCTCTTTTATTTCAATTCCAGGACTTTCTATTGTTCTTGCCATTTCTATATCTCCTTCTTAAAAATAATGGGTAAAACCTATTAATGTTCTCTTTTCATAATTATTTACCCATTTTCAGTATGTTTGGTTGAAAAAGAAACAACCATTCCCTATAAACCAGCAGGTTCACCATCATCCAGTAGAGTTATTTCCATTTGATTGAACACAAAGGAAAAATTAGACTCTAATTCGGTCTCATCCCTGTAATTGTATCTTATCTCTCCTAGATCAGTTATAAATGAATTGAAATAGTCAAATTGTACTACTCTATGATTATACTCATCTAAGCCATACACAGTTAATGTTGTTTGATAATCAGTGAATTTGTTTGAAAAAAGTGTATTACCAGTTGTTCCACTATTATTTAGATTTCCGTTATTTCCAGTGTTAGTGTTATTATCACTAAAATGTTCATCCATACCACTAGGTTTTATTTTATTCATGATGTCCAACCACTTCCATAGTACCCAATAGTTATTGTAGTAATTGTCTATCGTAAAATTAATTTGGATAGGTGGATATTCTGGCCTAGATTGACCAGTGACATTATATGGTTGTCCACCCCATCTAATATTTTGTGCTGGTACACTAACAGTGGGAACAACAACACCCCAAACAGAGAACTGCAATGTTTCTTGTTGAATAAACTTTTGGGTTCTCTCACTTAGTATTTCTGTATTTAAATCTATGATCGCAGGTGGTAAAGTCAAAACGAGCAAAAACTTATCTGCTCTGCCTTTGTTCANTATGGCTTGTGATATTTCTTGGGTCATACTAATCCTTTTAACTATTTACCCGCTAGCTTGATAAATAGTGTAGTCTGTGTTAATATTTAAGCATGAATACATATTATCTGAAGATAACATACAAAGATTATGTAGATATCTTTGAATTAGATTTTAAAAATGACACCTATAAATGGATTCTTATCAATGATAAACAACCATCAATATCCTATGAAACTCCACGTTCTGGTATGATTGATGCCTTACTGGGACATAATTCTTATGTACATTACCATAAAATTGTTTCTAGATATAATATCTTGACACCAGATGAAACGGAAAAACAATTATTTTTATCTGGACTTTAGGAGAGAATATGTATAGACTATACAAATATAAATGCATAGACATAGACAAACATATTAACATAATAACAATGTATATAGTAGATGAAACCAATACAGCTATATATATTAAGTATAATAATAACAAATGGTGGCATGTTGAAGTAGACCCAGACGTAAATGTTGTGTTGAACTTGGATGACATCAAAATGAAATTTGTTAAAGATATGACTAATGAAGAAGTAAAAGAAGAGGTATTTTTGGGAAATATATAGAAATATAATGAATCTAGACGATTACAAATACAATGGCTTTAAGCTGTATAGAATAGTGACTACACATCAAATTAGAAAAAATGAGACCATAGAAAATGTCTATGATATCATTGTTCAGTATAAGAATGGTATCGAATTTAAGTCATGGTCACAAGAAGTTTTGATGGATACAGAATCTTTAGAAGAATGGGATCGTTGGATGTTACGAACAAGTAGCCATTTTGAATATGACGATAAAGATTTTGTACGAAATCTATCTGAAGAAGAAGTGTTTGGTATTTTACTATGAAGAAGTATAAGCTATACGAACANAAAGATGGCCGAAAGGTTATCACTTGTAATGATATTGTTGAATTCAAATATCTAGACCATAAATACTCTGGACAATACAAGAAAGCATGGGAACATAATGTTGGAGTTTCTATGGAGTTTATGGCTGGTGATATTGCTTTAGATAATGGGTTTGAATTCAAGCGTGAAGTCACAGAAGAAGAAATTTTTGTGGAGTTTCTATAAATAGTTATATGCAGACCTTTAAGGAATATTTAGAAGAGATGGCGAAGAAGAAAAAGAAGAAAAAGAAAATTCCTTCTGAGTTTGAGGCAGCAATGTCCGATGCAGCCGCAAAAGGCTTTTTTAGTCGCAAGGCGGGAGCGCAAGATATTGGCAAGATACAGAAGAATAAGAAAAGACGAAAAGAAGGAAAACAAGAAGCTAAACGTGCAATGCGTGGTGAATACTAAGTTTTTCTAAGAAAAGTATTGATTTCCATCCTACCTTATGGTATTATATTAATATGAATATAAGAACTCTGTTTAAACGGAAGAATCCAAAACCTAAAGAACGCGTACTATATGCAATAACTAACGGTACATATATGGGGGCATGTGTTATTTTTATCAAACCAAACGAGTATCCAAAAAATGGAATTTATGCTGTAATGGCCATAGGAGATAAAGACTTCGATGGTGGTATGAACGCAATGGAGATTCCAGCAAAGGATGTAACTGAAGGACTATCTGGAAAGATACTTGATAAGATCAGACGTGTTCCACCAGAATTATACTCTCTGTGCTGCACCGAGTATGAAGCAAGGATGAAACTCAAAACAGAAAATATTTCAAATGAATCTACTAATTGATGGATCAAGTCTTTTGTGGCGAACTCACTACTCTAACAAATCAAGAAACATGACAGGTGACGGACCAGACATCTATCTGTTTCTGAAATCTGTTAAGTCATATGCCACAATGTATAACACTAGAGATGTATATATCGCGTGGGATAAGAAGCTTGGTAATGCAAGTAATTTTCGCACTGAATCAACTGATGGTGACTATAAAGGAACCCGTTCCAATGAAGCCGCCCAAGAAGTTTATGCTACTCAGCCAAAGATAGACAAAGCTACAGAACTACTTGGATGTAAGAACTTTTATCCTTGGATAATGGAAGCTGACGACATAATTTCCTGGTTATCAATAACATTAGAAGGAAATAATGTTATAGTGACAACTGACAACGATATGCTTCAGTTGATTAACAAAAAAACTTGTGTTTTCCACCCTAAAAAGAAAACCACAATACACCATGATAATTTTGAAGAATCTTTAGGAATGCCCATTGAGCACTATCTTTCTTACAAAGCAATTCTTGGTGACAAGTCAGATAATATAAAAGGAATTGATGGCTGTGGTCCTGTACGTTCTAAAAAAATGGCTAAGGTGTGGATGGAAACTCCAGAAAAGATACCTGATAAGGAGCGTGTTATCATAGAGCAAAATATCCAATTAATGGACCTAAGTATCGGATACAAACTTGCTGGCGAAACAGAGACTAAGCTCTACAAAAAACAGCTTGATATCTACAAAGACATCGAACCAGACTTTGAAGGCTTTGAATCCCTTTGCAGAAAATACGCAATGAATAGTATTTTGAAAGACATAGAGGTATGGAAAGCAACATTTGAAAAACCTTATCTGTTAAAGTTTTTGGAAGAAGTGTCCTTTTAATTTCTAGGAAAAGGGTAAATAATTAAAAGGTCTACTTTATGAACTACGATATTCTATGCGAAATGGATATAGGAGAACTGATGAATTCTCTTAAGGGGCAAGTAGAAGCACTCGATCTTGACAAAGAAGAAGCATCTTGCACCGTCCAAAAACCAGTACAACCTACTGATGACATTGGAACATTTGGCAACGAAAGTGACATACATATCAAAGTAACACCAGAAGGTGGAATTGAAGTAGATTCTAAAGAAATGGCATTCAAACTATCAAGTGATGTGTTTGATGCGATAAAATCATTTCTTGCAAAAGGAGAGTAAAATAATGGGACTATTCGTAAAGAACGCACATATTGCATGTCCACTCTGTGGATACGGAACCTTCCAAGGAAGGGAAAGTTCATCTAAGAGGCATGATGGAAGCATTTATCAAGAATGTCGTTGGATTTGCCCTAGATGTGCAAGACTAGCACGTTTAGATGAAAGAACTATTCCTGCGCCAAAGAAAGACGACTAATGAAGGAAAGCACTTCTTTTAAAGATGCTGTAAAGCGAGTCTTGGTTTCTGAAGATAAGAAACCTAAGAAGCTACCAAAAGCAAAGAAAAGGTGTAGGTCTAATTATGTTGCTGAAGCTATGTATAAGGGCGCACCTGGTCACGTAACCCCAGCAGCAGCCTCATCATCACAATCTGGTGGTTCCAAAGGAATGCCACCATTTGCGAAGGCATCCGCAGACGGTACTACAGCATCTGTCGATATGAGAGATATCGGAAAACAGGAAGACAATAAGGCTAAATCACATGGTGCAATGCCATACCCTCTTGATACTGTTCTTGACTTTATAGCTCATTCTGGTGAAGACCTAGTAAATGCCCTTAGCATGATAGACATGTCATTAAGGAAAAATAACGTGTCGTTAACATCAGACCAAAAGGAGTTGCTAAAAGCCGCCCAGCAGACATTATCTTCCAGTAAAGGGAACTTAAGTAAGGCTGCTAAAGCAATAAATTCTATAAAATTATAGTTGACAACAACCATAGTAAGTGTTAAAATTTAACAAAATAAGGAGAGTGTTATGACTAATTCATTCGCTAACGTTAAAAGCATTTCTGTGTCTACCGAGAACAGTTCTCTAGTAACTGACATTGAGTGGACGCGAAAGACTATCATCGGTCCTGATCCAAAGGGAAATCTTGTTCTCACGTTTAAGTATGATGGGGAACGCTACGAATATGTTGGGGTTCCAGCAAGCATACTTCAAGATATGCTAGCATCAGAATCAATTGGAAAATACTTCCATGCAAATATCAAAGACCAGTATGATACATACAAGGAGATATAATGGGAAAGTACATAGTCATTTTAATCGCTATTGGTGTGGTTTTGCTTACGGCTGCAATAGTATCATTACCAGTATTGTTAATTGGATTGAGCGCGAGTAGATATTTTTCTACCTTCTTTATACTCGTCGCGCTACAGCTTTTCCTTGGAAAGCTGTGGAACTATTACGTAGATCGCAACACCTTCCTTGAAATGGAAAAGGTAAATGCTGCAAATGCAATGGCAGATGCAGTCCAGCATCTTCAAGTCACATGTGCTTATTGTAAAACAATAAACCTTGTCAAGATTCTAATAGGTGAAGATAATACATATGAGTGTACCGCCTGTCATGAAACAAATTCTGTGGCAATAGAAACGTCCAGTGCTAGAACTACTAATCCAATTATGCCAAAGGCAAAATTAGCAGCGATATTCAACAACATTGACAAAAAAGTGAAATAGTATAATGGATGAGATAGCAAAACAAAATGTTGCCCAAGATAAATACAAGAAGCTAAGAGAGGCTCCTAAGAAAGAATATCATGGGAATTATAAGAGTCCACATTATAAAGAAGTGCCTAATGCTGCTGTAACACAAACAAATATAATCAACAAAGAGGAATTCCAGTCTGATTACAAAGAAGACTTTGACAAAGCAGCCAGAGATTTCTGGCAAAAGAATACTCAAACAGGTTTGTCCAAATATAACGGTGGAAGTGTCTCTGCTAATTTTGGTATAGAGAAGTATACGCTTGAAGAGTTTTTGAATCGACTTAGCAACTTCGTAAAGGAATCGATCACACAAGAATTGAATACAAAGAAAATTCCGACTGATAATCTGAGTGAAAACTTCAAGGCTGTTGATGTAGCACTGAAGTTATTGGCATCGTCAGTTGAAGCGTTAGATGGAAAAGTAGATATTACAAGCATAGCAGCTTATACACAAGGATTTATTAACACATATGTTCAAACAATGGTAAACAAAAAACTAGAAAGGGATAAGGGGCAAGTTAAATTATGAAGCGAATAAAGCAAAAGAAAAATACAAAGACCAGCGAAGAGTTACTAGCCGAAATGGATACTATGCAATTATCCAGATGGCTCGCGCTTTTCCATGGTGTTAATGTAATTGCAGATGGTGCTGAAGATAATAATGAGATATTTGACAATATAAACATAAAGAAAACTGCGCTAACAGAATATGTAGATAATACAAGCGAATTGATTTATAGGGAGCTTAATGGAAGGAACAACGAATAATGGCTGTTGAACGAAATGTACTGGATGACAATCGAATTATCTATATGAATGGGGAGTTCAACGAACACAAAGCAGAAATAATTGTTGCAAAGATGTTGCAGTTTGAATGCACCAATCCATCAAAGGATATACTATTGATCATCGATTCTTATGGTGGTGTTGTAGATAGCTTCGTAACGATACATGATACGATGAATATCTTAAGATGTGATGTATCTACATGTTGTATAGGCAAGGCAATGAGTTGTGGCCAGCTACTTCTTGTCAGTGGAAAAAAGGGTAAGCGATTTATAACACCGAATTCACGAGTAATGATACACGAGTTTACTGCTGGTAACTACGGAAAGATAAGTGACATAGAAATCAGTATAAAGGAGAATAAACGTCTACAAAAGTCAATATGGGAAGCACTAAATATTAAGTACACAAAGCTAACAAAGAAACGACTTGATGAAATGAAAGGTAGAGATACTTTTCTTACAGCAAAGGAGTGTCTGGAAAATGGGTTTGTAGACCATATAGTGACATCACCCTCAGTATTGTACAAGAACATAGACATATAGGAGATAGTAACATGAAGATGATACAAGGACACACGTTTACAGTTACGAAGCCACGAATGGATTTCAAGAGTGGCGAAACGTATAGAATCTATCATATCGCCAAGTTAGATGAAGGCGATGAAACATTATTCAAGTATACATTCTTTTCTAAGAGTGGAAGTCTTGAAGTAGAGTTTGATTCTACAGAACATGCAGAAGCAATCATAACGAAAATGTCAAAGGCAAAGTAATGGGCAAAGGTTCTAAATGGCGCAAGGATTTTGACTTCAGAAAATACTGGACTAACTATCCAGTACTTTCTGGAGAGCGTGTATCCAAAGCAAAAAAGATAAAGAAGAAAAATGGAAAAACAAGATACACTTACTAATTAGTATCGCTTTAAGATAGCGTTAACTTCTTTTCCCACTGGGTCGTATCATACGAATCCAAGTCATCCATAAAACTACTTGAAATATTTGCATAGTCTTCTAGGATATTTCCATTGACATGATTAACATTTAGCGCAAGAGATATTGCTGTAGTCATTTTGGCTACGGCCTTATATATGTTCTCTGCCGCTTTACCAAGATTATTATCTGATTGGCCAATCATCATATCACCCATGCTTGCGTCAAGTTGTTGGGCTTCTTCTAAACGCTTTACTGCTTCATCCAAATCGTCTATGATGCTTGTCAACTGAGCACCAAACATATTCATGTATGGGGTGTACATCTCAGTAGCAATGGTTGTAACAACTGATTCTCTTGTTGGCTGAATGATATCAGCATAATAAGAAGGATCAAAGTAATTGGCTATATAATACTCATAGAAATCATCTAGCAAATCATTTTCCTGAGCGAACTCTGCGGCCTCAGATTCAGCACCTTCAAAGTCTTTCTCTTCTTGTAGCCATTGATAGATTTGGTATTCATAGTTTTCTGGATCATTGTAGATGTCCTCACTAGCATATTCTTTTGCTACTTCTGGGTCTACATAGTCTGCAATTTTTTCGGGTGACAATTCAATCTGTCCCCAACGAATTCCATCGTTCATTATACTTTCAATGGTTTGTTGTTCATCACCATATGATTCCATTAAATTCTCGAACACCATATTGGCCCAGGTTTCTGCATCTTCAATTTGATGAAATCCTTTCCATTGTTCAAATCCATTCTCCATTTGTGGCCCGACACTTTCCATGATTTCATATGCAGTATCATAGAAACGTCTGAATAGGTTTTGGAATAACCTAGAATTGATAGAATAAGGATTATCTTTGAGCTTACTGAGTTTGAACTNGATCTCATGAAGCATGAGAATATCTTCCTCAAGATCATCCTGAAATTGGATATCCTCAAGCATAGACTCTGTAATAAAATGTGTCTTAAAAGATATCATTAGTAGTCACCATAAATTTTATCAGGACGTGCGGTTGGACCGTCATCATAATCCCAGATGTTATCGTTAGAATCATCCTCTACATTGCCAGGATAATCCTTTGGTGCGCTTGGGTCTTGGGTATATCCTGAAAGTAATCCAACACGAGTCTCATCCGAGACATCTCCCATATAACATTCTGGATCAATACCAGGCTGGTAAGAATAATCAAACCTCTTAGCTTTGAGAACCCAGATGTAATGACCAAGAAGCATGTTGACATTAAGAGTCATATCTTGGTGAGCACGATCTGTGATCTCAAATAACTGAGGGCAACGAACCCATACATCTGCTCCAGAGATAGGTTCCCCAGCATGATTAGCAGTTGGAGGATAAACAATAGTAGCAGGATCAGTTCCTTTGTAGAAACATACATCTGTAAAGACTGCATCTGATAACTTAGACACATCAGAACCATAGCCAGGAACTTCATTGACATCCCAACCAAGTTCTGTTAGGCGGATAACATCACCAGATTTAGGTTCTACACCTTCACCGAATACTCTGGCATAATCTTCCATTGTAACCAGCAAAGTTACATCAGCATCTGTTTGAATACCAAACTTGGAAAGCAATACAGCTTCACTTGCGATATCAGCAAACATGACTATGTTAATTGGTTCTTGGAAAGATGCGACAGGGTCTTCACCGTACAAGTAATCCTGTGTTGTTAGACTATAGTTATACGTGTAATATTCAACATTGGTTCCCCAACGTCCAATAAGTTCGCTCCAGTAACTCTCAAATAATGTTCTCTCGTTATCATTCTTAGCTTTATTGAGGTAACGATTATTCTCAAAGTTCTGCTTAGGCGGAGTTTTGCATTGTTGTTGTCTAAGTAACGACATTTAACTCTCCTACGGTGCTCCAACCTTTCCAGGCTGGAACATTGGACCAACAGGTTTCTTAGGTTTCTTAGCTTTATGAAGACTCTTAATAGAACCAGGGAATACTGATTTGCCCTTCTTCTTTTTAGTTTTAAGTGTTTTCTGTTTCTTTTGATGCTTTAGTCTACTACGTGTAAGACGATCATGTTTAACCAAAAAGATTTGAGGTTCATCAACACCCTTGGTCTTTCTCCACATTACAATACCAGTAGAACCAAGACGCTTTGCTGGTGTCCTATCATTAGGTAAATGCATCCTATATTTTGTTGATAGTGCAACAGCTTGTGCCTTAGAAATTTTCCAAATGCCTTCATCTGCATCCTTGGCAATATCAAGAACTCTTTGTGCTACAGGAATAGGGAGTTCCTTCTGATGAACTCGTGGAACCCAACCTGGCTTCTTTCTATCCATAGGACGAGAAGATTTCATTGAGTGTTTCTTAAGAGGGTCTTTCCATACATTAGGATTACGAGAAGTTACACCGCCCTTGACTGCTGTTCTTTTTCTAACAGTACCAGGAGCACCAAACTTTTCGTTTAGAACCTCGTTTATTGTATCGTCAAACTTCATTACTTCCACAAATCCTTTCCAGCTTTCTTGACCTTCTTAACTTCACTATCAGTTACCTTGTCATCTTCAAGTATGTGCTTCAGTTCCTGAATGAAGTCAAAGTAGTAATAACGCTCAAGAAGCTTATAGATAACATTCTCTGGAAGCTTGTTCTTCTTCCCATACTTACGAATCTCTGTTGGTGTCATATCCTTCTCGAAAGCGGTTCTTCTTAGAGACCTTACATTCTTATAGGATCGTATTAACGATTCAATACCATCTTCAATTTCTTCTAGTTTGGCTTGTATTCTAGATTTAAGGTCTTTTATCTGATCTTCATTCATTGCCTTAAGTGATTCAAAATCTATGATATCTCTACGAAGTTCTGCTGCACTAAAATCAATTCCATTAACTGTATTTTGGAACTTATTCATGTAACCTTGTACATCTACTGAAGCATCTTTAGGCTCTTTGATCCATACTTCGTTAGCAACATCATATGCTGCATCTGCATTATCAAGATCAAAATCGTCGTTAATAACAAAATAGTTGATTGGGTGTGTTGTGCCAGCGGCCAGTCTTCCGTTTAAGTTTCTGATAAGATCAAACAAACCATTAACCATTCTGCTATCAGGAGCATCAATTTGTACGTTAATATCAATGTCAGAGTGTGGAGTATAACTTTTGGTTAAGATACTTCCAATGCAAAAATATACAACCACAGGAACTAATTCCTTGAATTTCTCGATATCACTCATGATCTGGGTTTTGATGACAGGATGCATAATTGGTGGCCTTTCATCAGGAAACTCAAATACTGTGGGGTCTAAGCTATTGCGGGTAAGATCAATAATTGATTCGTTTAACACATCATTAAAAAGCTTGTTGAAGGTATTCATCATGTAATTATTTACCCTATTTGGCCATAAAATAAAGGCACTAACTTTCGCTAGTGCCTCTATTTAATTTCAGGAAGTTGGAGTATACGACTTAGCTCTCAAGAAAAGAAGCATTCTTTGCCTTATGTGCTGGACCTTCGCCCTTCACTGCAAATTTGCTCTTATCATGTTTTAAGCCTTCTGGTCCGTCTTCAAGTTCGCCAGTACGCTTTTTGTCATTACCCTTAATTGCTGCCTTCTTGGTAGCACCCTTAACTACACCCTTACCTGCAAGCTTGGTTGGGACCATACGCTCTTCAGCATCTGCAACCAATTCCTTTGGCTCAGGTTCGGACTTCATTTCCTCAATAGGATTACCATCAGCATCTACTGACTCAGGTGCGATTCCGCCCATTTCGTCTTCGACTGGTGCTTCGGCTCCCATATCTTCGGCTCCATAGCCCTTAACTTCAGCAAGCTGACCGAAAAGGTCTGCAAGCTTACTATAGATTTCGCCCTCATCCATTTCGGTTGGGACTTCTTCTTCTTCTTCAGGCTCTGGGAAATCCCCAGCTTCGTCGTCATATGCTGGGTCTTCGATTTCACCTTCTTCTTTGATCATTACCTGATCAAAAAGGTCCATAAATGACTTCTTAGGTTCTACGGAATCCTTAATTGCGGTTACTTCCTTTTTCTTGGCTGTCTTCTTTGTTCCTTTGTCTGCTTTCACTGGACTAAGTTTTTCCTCTGCTTCTTCTGGACTATCTACACCTTTGGCGTTTTCTGCACCAGTTCCTTTTTGTACTTCCGTTGTGGAAGCTGTATCAGCAGGAAGTTCATCTGGCGTAAGTCCGCCAGTTTCACCATCACCAGTAGCATTCTTCTGTACTGCTAGTGGAGTTATCTGCTCTTCAATAACCTTGTCATACAAACCTCTGATCATATCTCTATCTTTGTCCATAGTAGTTTCTCCTTCTTCCTGTATATATTTACTAAATTACAGTGAAATTCAAGTATAAAACGAGCTATAGTGTCTCGCTTTTAACTATTTACCAAATTTCAGTAAGTTTTTCATAAATAGTTGCGTAAAGGAAGTGTTATAATGGGAAGAGACGATAAACAATACTATCTAGGAGATAAACATCTCCCTACAGGCAACACCAAACTTGAGTATACACCAGAAATGGTTAAAGAGATGTTGGCCTGTGCCAAGGATATCATCAAATTCACAAAGTATTTTTACATCACAACTTTGGAACATGGTAAACAAAAGATTAAGCTATACAGACCGCAGAAACGAATCATCAAATCGTTGATCAAGAATAGGTTCAATATCATTCTAGCTAGTAGGCAGATAGGAAAGACTACAATGATGACGATTTACGCGCTTTGGATTGCATGTTTCCAAAAAGATAAGACAATTCTTATTGTGGCAAACAAAGAGGATACTGCTAAAGAAATCCTTGCTAGAATTAAGATGGCATACGAACAGCTACCAAACTGGCTAAAACCTGGTGTTGAAGAATGGGCTAAGACTGAAGTTAAGTTTGCTAATGACTCACGTATTCGTATTTCAACCACGTCATCTAGTGCCGCTCGTGGTTTGTCTATTAACTGTGTTGACGGTGATAGTGTTGTAACATTAAAAGATAAAAAATCTGGTGAGATATTTGATATATCAATGAAAGACCTTCATGAAATATTAGAACGTGATGGAGAAATATTACCAGTTTC